GGTTCTTTTACACACGGGGGAAATTTCAGAAAAGGGGTAAAACCGATGGAGATCCACGAGAAAAGCATAGCTGAACTGCATCCATACGGCAGAAACCCGAGGAAAAACGACAAGGCCGTGGACTATGTGGCCAACAGCATCCGGGAGTTTGGTTTCAAGGTGCCGATGGTCATCAAGCAGGATGGTGAGATCGTATGCGGCCACACAAGATACAAGGCAGCGCAAAAGCTGGGACTGCAGACAGTCCCATGCGTGATCGCTGACGATCTGACGGAAGAGCAGATCAAGGCGTTCCGGCTGGCAGATAACAAAGTCGGAGAGCTTGCGGAGTGGGACACGGCTATGATCGGTGCGGAGATGCTGGAGATCAAGGAGCTGGACATGTCCCTGTTTTCATTCGATCCGGGCGGGCTGGCGATCGCAGGAGCGAAGGTCACGGAAGAACAGAAAGCACAGGAATGGTTCAACAGCGAGAACCGGCTGCAGGACAATGCAGACGAGCAGTCGGAAGAGTACCAGCAGTTCGTTGAGAAGTTTGAAACCAAGAAAACCACGGACGACTGTTACACTCCAGACCTGGTATATGCAGCCGTAGTCGAGTGGGTAGAGCAGGAATACGGCGTGAAGCGTGAGAACTTCGTGCGGCCGTTCTATCCGGGCGGAGACTTTGAAAGATACGCCTACAAGCCGGAGAGCATTGTGGTGGACAATCCGCCCTTCTCGATCATCACAAAGATCACGGAATACTACTGTGACAAGGGCATCCGGTTTTTCCTCTTCTGCAGCGGTCTGACGGGGATCAGTGGAGCAGTCGGCAGGAAGATCTGCACACTGATCGGAGCACACGCAAGCATAACCTATGCGAACGGTGCAAAGGTTTGCACGTCCTTCCTGACCAATATGGAACCGGAGGACATACTGATGCGGACAGCTCCGGATCTGACCAGGAAGGTCGAGAAGGCAAGCGACGATTCGCTTCCGGATAAGTCGATGCCAAAGTATACGTACCCGAAGGAAGTGATCACGGCGGCAATGCTTGGATATATGAGCAAGCACGACACAGAGTTCAGGGTGAGAAAGTCGGACGCGCATTTTATCCGAGAGCTGGATAGCCAGAAAGAGGAAGGACAGGCCATCTTCGGCGGTGGTTTCCTGCTGTCAGAGAAGGCAGCAGCAGAGAAGGCAGCAGCAGAGAAGGCAGCAGCAGAGAAGGCAGCAGCAAGAGTTTGGCAGCTGTCTGATCGGGAACGGAAGATCATCGAGGAACTGGGCGATGACAAAGAAGAGATGGAAATCGAAAATCAAAGCATCATGCGTGGAGATCGGGACGTATCGTCCGAGCTTCGACCAGATGATCGACACACTAGCGGAGATCCTGGAACGCAGGGACGAAGCGATGGACGTGTACAAGAAGACCGGAGGCAATCCGATCATATCGCACACGAACAAGAACGGAGCATCGAACTACGTCCAGAATCCGGCGCTACGACTGGCGAACGATCTGAATCGTGATGCGCTTGTATATTGGCGGGAGCTTGGCTTGACTCCGGCAGGCTTGAAAAAGCTGAACGAAAAAGCCCTGGATCTGAAAGTGTCAAGCAAGAAGTCCTTCGCTGATGTGCTCGAAGGACTGGGGATATGATCGCACGACACTACAAGCAGATAGCAATCAAATACGCGGAGGACGTGATCTACGGGGCGGAAGTCCTGGGCAATGCAACGGACATCGTGATCCAGGGAACGGACCTTGTGATCAAAGGAACGGATATCGTGCTCACCGGCGACGATATCGTGATCGCCGGGGATGATATTGTCAACGCCTGCAAGAGATTCCTGGCGGATCTGAAACGTGACGACCTGGAGTACAGATCCAAAGATCCGGATGCGTGTATCACGTTGATGGAGGGGATGTTCGTTCACCGAAAAGGTGAGAAGCTGGATGGAACTCCGCTCCTGGGAAAGCCGTTAAGGCTGGAACCGTGGCAGGTATTCATTGTGTGCAATCTACTCGGATTTTATATCAAGGGCACACAGGAGCGCAGGTTCAAAGAGGCGATGATCATGCTTGGCCGTAAGAACGGCAAGACCTCGTTCGTGGCTGCGATGGCATTTGCGGTATCAATCCTGCAGAGACATAGCGGGTCCACGGTGTACGTGGTGGCAGCGGCCCTGAGGCAATCGATGGAGTCGTTTAAATTCATTGACTTCTCTCTGACCTACAAGGGCATACGGGACGAGTTTTCGGTCAAAGATAACGCAATGGAGCACTCGATCCAGTACACGTTCGAGGCTAACGGTGTACCGGATGGATCGATCGACATCCAGATCATGGCAAGCAATCCGGATGCGCAGGATTCATTCGGCTGTAACTTTGCAATCGCCGATGAGATGGCAGCTTATAAAAAACCGTCACAGTATAACCGCTTTAAAGAAGCAATGAAAGGCTATACCAACAAGCTGATGATTGGCATCACAACCGCCGGAGATAACGCCAACAGCTTCGGCTATCGCCGGATGGAATATGCGGCAAAGGTGGCAGCAGGAACGGTCAAAGACGATGAGCTGTTTGCTTTTATCGCCCGAGCAGATGTGGACGATAAAGGAAACTGCGATTTTACAAATCCGATCCAGCACCGGAAAGCAAATCCAAACTACGGAGTGACGATCCGGCCAAAGGACATCTTGAACGAGGCACTGCAGGCACAGAACGATCCGCAGCAGCGCAAGGACTTCCTCTCCCGGTCGCTGAATATCTACACGACAGCGCTCAAAGCCTGGTTCGATATCGAAGAGTTCCGGGCATCCGATCGGAAGTATAACTGGACGTTGGAAGAGCTGACCAAATTGAAAATCGACTGGTTCGGCGGCGCCGATCTGTCGAGAGTGTACGACCTCACGGCAGCAGCACTGGTGGGAAAGTACGAAGATGTGGACATCATCATCACGCACGGCTTCACACCGATCGCACAGGCGGCCAAGAAGTCGGACGAAGACAATATCCCACTGTTCGGATGGGAGGAAGACGGGTGGCTGACGATGTGCAACAGCCCGACCGTCAACATCGGGGATATCGTCAATTGGTTCGTCAAAATGCGGAAGATGGGATTCCGGATCAAGGCAGTCGGACACGACCGGAAGTTCGCCGGCGAGGAATATTTCCCGGCGATGAAAAAGGCCGGGTTCAACGTGATCGATCAACCGCAGTATTTTTATTTAAAATCACAAGGTTTTAGGCATATAGAGACCGCGGCCAAGAACGGGACGCTCTACTATCTGCACTCGAATGCCTATGAGTATTGCGTGCAGAACGTGGCAGCAGTCGAGAAGACGGACGACGCGGTGCAATACGAGAAAGTATCGCCGGAGATGCGCATCGACCTGTTTGATGCGTCGGTGTTTGCGACGATCCAGATGGTCGCAAGGGAAGAAAAGGAGAAGAAAGGAAAAGAATGGTGGGGAGATGAGTAGGACCAAAAAGAAGACAGAAAAGCGTTGCACCGGTCAGGTTGCCTTCGTGGTTTCTGACGGTGATATCTGCGTGCCCGGATATACATCTCTCGACCGGAACCCGGAGATCCTGACAGCGTGCCGCAGAATTGCAGAGCTGATCGGATCCATGACCATCCATCTGATGGCAAATACGGAGAGGGGAGACGTCCGGGTCGTCAATGAGCTGTCGCGAGTGATCGACATTGATCCGATGCCAACGATGACAAGATCCATGTGGATGCAGTCGATCGTGATGACGATGCTGTTGTACGGACGGGGAAATGCGATCGTTGTACCACATACGCACCTCGGATACCTGGAGAGCCTGGAGCCGATCGCGGCAAGCCGCGTGCAATTGCTTCCGGTGGGTGGATCCTATCGGGACTATCAGGTGTGGATTGACGGAGTGGCGAAGAAACCGGGAAACCTGCTCCACTTTGTCTATAATCCGGACAAGTATTACCTGTGGAAAGGTGCGGGAGTGACGGTCTCACTGCTGGATGTGGCCAACAATTTGAAACAGGCAGCCGCAACCAAGAAGGCCTTTATGGGTTCAGAATACAAACCGAGCATCATCGTCAAGGTGGATGCTCTAACGGAAGAGTTTTCCAGCCCTGCAGGAAGGCAAAAGCTGATTGACTCATACATCAAACCGGAAACGCCGGGGCAGCCGTGGATCATTCCGGCGGATCAGTTTAGTGTGGAGCAAGTCAAACCGCTCACACTGGCGGATCTTGCGATCAGCGATTCCGTGGAGATCGACAAGAGGACAGTCGCTGCAGTGTTGGGTGTTCCGGCTTTCCTTTTGGGTGTCGGTGGATATGACCGAGCAGCGTGGAACAGTTTCGTACAGAACACGATCCGACCGCTGGCGGTCTCGATCGCACAGGAAATGAGCAAGAAGCTGATCCTGTCGCCGAAGATGTATCTGCGGTTTAACGTCCGGAGTCTGATGGACTTCGATCTCAACAGTCTATACGCAGTATATGGCGGATTGAGTGACAAGGGCATCGTCACAGGAAACGAAGTGAGGGACATCATGGGAATGCCTCCGAGGGAAGGACTGGATGATCTCCGGATCTTGGAGAACTTTATACCGGCAGATATGATCGGACAGCAAAGCAAGCTGATCCAGGAAGGAGAATGAGATGGGAGACAAACAGCGCAGGATGCGCACGATAGCAACAGATTTTTCGACAAGAGAAGACGGCGATGAACCCAGGATCGAGGGGCACTTTGCTGTATTTAACAGCATATATGAAATTGCACCGGGGCTGACGGAAAGCATTGCACCGGGGGCGTTTACAAAAACGCTGTCAAACGATGTGAGAGCACTCACCAACCACGACACGACGTTGGTGCTTGGAAGAAGCAAGGCGGGCACTTTAGAGTTGCGCGAGGATAACCGCGGACTGTGGGGATCCATCCGTATCAATCCGAAAGATGCGGATGCGATGAACCTCTACGAGCGGGTGAAACGTGGCGATGTGGATCAGTGTTCGTTTGGCTTCGACATCCGTTCTGAGGATACCGATATCCGGGAGGACGGGAGCATCCATTGGACCATCAAAGAGGTGGATCTGTACGAGGTGAGTTGCTGCACGTTTCCTGCTTACGAGGAAACAAGCATAACCGCGCGTTGCACCGAACGGGAGGAGATCCAGAAACGTGAGGCACAGGCGTGGAAGCAAAAGATGTTGAAGAGACTGAAAGGAGAGTAAGAGATGGCACTCAAAGCAATCATGCTTCGAAAGAAGCTCAACGACGCACAGAAGGCTCTGGAAGCTCTGCGTGAGAAGGATGCGGAGTTTGAGAAGAGAGAGGCGGAACTGGAAAAATCCATCGAAGAAACCACGACACAGGAAGAGCGTGACGCGGTAGACGGTGAGATCGAGAAGTTCGAGGCCGAGAAGAAAGAGCACGAAGAGGAAAAAGAAAAGCTCGAAGCGGAAGTCAGAGAGCTGGAGCAGTCGCTGGCTGACGAAGAGGCGGCACAGGACACACAGACATCGGCACCTGTTGTACCGGTGGAAGAGAAGAGAGAGGAGATCAAAGCAATGAGCAAGAGAGCAACAATGTTTGGCAAGTCCCAGCAGGAGCGCGACGCATTCTTCGCGCGCGAGGATGTTAAGAACTACCTGGAAGAAGTACGCACCGCAATGAAAGAGAAAAGAGCACTGACCAATGTGGGTTTGACTATCCCGGAAGTATTCCTGGGGATCCTGCGCGAAAATGTGGAGAACTACGCCAAGTTGTACCGCCATGTCTATGTGAGACCGCTGTCTGGTGATGGCCGTATGGTGATCCAGGGCACCGTTCCGGAGGCAGTATGGACGGAGTGCTGCGCAAACCTGAATGAGCTGGATCTTGGTTTTGCTGATGTGGAAGTTGGATGCAACAAGGTCGGCGGCTTTTTTGCAATTTGCAACGCAGTTCTGGAGGACTCTGATGTTGATCTGGCTGCAGAACTGATGACCGCACTGGGACAGTCCATCGGTTTGGCGTTGGACAAGGCGATCCTGTTCGGTACCGGCAACCACATGCCGCTGGGTGTAATGACCCGTCTGGCACAGACTTCCGAGCCGGCAGGCTATCCGGCGACCGCTCGTCCGTGGGTTGACTTGCACACGACCAACATCAAGACAATCGCTAATAGCGTGACCGGAATTGATCTGTACAAGGCTTTTATGATCAACTCCGCGGCTGCAAAGAGAAGCAATTATGGACGCGGCGAAAAGGTATGGGTCATGAATGAGCTGACATACAATTGGATGGTGGCACAGTCTATGAGCATTGACGCGTCCGGTGCAATCGTGGCAGGAGTCAATGGTCGTATGCCGGTGATTGACGGTATCGTCGAAGTTCTGAACTTCGTCCCAAACTATGTAATTATCGGCGGATTCTTCGACCTGTACCTGCTGGCAGAGAGAGGCGGCCAGAAGTTTGCGCAGAGCGAGCACTATCGCTTCCTGGCAGATCAGACCGTATTCAAGGGCACGGCACGTTATGATGGCAAACCTACTATCGCAGAGGCATTCATCGCCATCGGCGTGAACGGTGCGACTCCGAGCGCAGATATGAGCTTTGCCGGAGACACTGCAAACAGCGTGCAGGGCGTACAGATCAGCAAGAGCACAGCATCCATCGCAGCAGGTGGAAATGTACAGCTTAAAGCAAAGACTTTCCCGGTAGACGGAGCGATCACATGGGCATCCTCTGATACCACTGCGGCGACCGTAGACGATAACGGAAAGGTGACAGGCGTGGCAGCAGGATCCGCGATCATCACCGCAACAAGCGGAGAGTATGATGCGGCTTGCACCGTAACTGTAACGGAATAAGTAAAGGAGATATACGATGGAGCAGCTTTTGACAATGCTCAAAGTTGATTTAAAAATCAACACAACCGCATATGACACACGTCTGACACAGTACATCAATTCCGCAAAGGAGATGATCGGGACGGAAGGTGTTACGCTGGACATAACCGATCTGGAGGATGCACAGTTGGTGGTAATGTATGCAGGGTGGCTGTGGAGAAAGCGAGACAGCGGCGAGGGCATGCCAAAGCAGCTCCGGTATATTCTCAACAACAGGCTATTCTCGGAGAAGATGCGATGAAGGACGATGTGATCACTCTGTACAAGGGAGTAAGGACACAGGACGAATATGGACGGTGGATCGAAGGCGAGCCGGAGCGCAGGGAAGTCTATGCGCGGGTGCTGTCAATCTCACGGCGGGAGTTCTTTGAAGCAGGGCGGAACGGATTAAATCCGGAGTTCCGCTTTGACGTGTTTCAGGGCGACTACCAGGGAGAGACGGTCGTGGAGTATCACGGAGCAACCTACTCCGTCTACCGGACATACGAATCCGGCGACTACATGGAACTGTATGCAGAGAGGAAAGGCGGAACCGATGGCAAGAGGAACTCCACATGACCAGCTGGCAAGTGCGATATCGAAAGCGCTGGAAGAGTATGCCGGAGAGGTCACAGCGGGAACCCAAGAAGCAGTGAAGGAAGTGACCAAAGCGGGAGCGAAGGCGGTCAGACAGGCCAGCAAAAAAGCGTTCGGCGGGACGGGAGAATATGCAAAGAGCTGGACGTATAAGGTGGAGAATGATCGTGTCGGTGCAACCGGCGTGATCTACTCCAAGAAGCCAGGACTGCCGCACCTGTTAGAGAACGGACACACACTTCGAAATGGCGCCTTTTGGCCGGGAAAGTCGCACATCAAACCGGTAGAGGAACAGATTGAGAAGGACTTCGAGGAAGAGGTGGTGAAGAACATATGACAATCAAAGAGATCGCGGCAATGGTCGCAGGGATCGGTCTGCCGTATGCCTATCATCATTTCGATGAAGAGGAACAGAGAACGCTGAAACCGCCGTACATACGGTGGTTTTTTAGCGGTATCGATGATCTGTATGCCGACAACATCAACTTTCAACGGATCTCGGATCTGCGGATAGAACTGTATACGGATATCAAAGACTTCGGCCGCGAGGAAGCGATCGAGAGCATTCTGGAAGCGAACGGATGGGCCTACGATAAGACGGAAACCTATCTGGAGTCGGAACTGCTCTACGTGACAGCCTACGCGGGCGACATCATCATAAGCAAGGAGGAATAAAGAAAATGGCAAATACCAACAAGGTCAAATATGGCCTGACAAATGTGTATTATGCAGTAGCTACGATCAGCCAGAACGACAACACAGCAACCTACGGCACTCCGAAGAGACTGCCGGGTGCTGTTAATTTGACGATGGATCATCAGGGCGAAGCAAATACATTTTACGCGGACAATATCGCATTCTTCACTCTGCAGGGCGATGCAGGGTATAACGGATCACTTGAGATCGCACAGATCACGGACGACTTCCGCAAGGACATCCTGGGCGAGGTTGAGGATGCGAACGGCTGCTTGACAGAGGTAGCCAATGCACCGACGGTCCCGTTCGCTCTGCTGTTCCAGTTTGACGGCGATAAGAAAAACACTCGTCACGTGCTGTACAACTGTACCGCATCCAAACCGAGCATCGGCGGCGAGACCAACACGGAGACGATCACTCCGCAGACGGACACCCTGAACATGACGGCGGCACCGATCCATATCAATGATCTGAACGCTGACGTGTTCAAGAGTCGTGCGCTTGCGAATGATACTCCGTATAATACATGGTTTGCGTCCGTATATCAGGGCACGGAAGCAGTAACCGGCATCGTTCTGGATCATGACGCTATGGAACTCGATGCAGGCGGTGAGACTGAAAAGCTGACCGCAAACGCAGTTCCGTATGGTTCGGCGGTAACATGGACATCCAGCGACAATGCAGTGGCAGCAGTAAGCGATGGCGTGGTAATCCCGCTGTCCGCTGGCTCTGCGACCATTACGGCGAAGATCACCGTGGGCGGAACAGAATACACAGACACATGCGCGGTGACTGTAACAGCCTAACAAGCACACAGGGGAGGGCACTACGGTGTTCTCCCTTTTTTCAAAAAAATGGAGGGATATATGCAAAAGACAGTCAAAATCGGAGAAACCGAAGTAATGATGCGCTCCAGCGCAGCAACGGCCGTCCGGTACCGGAACACATTTCACGAGGATATCATGCAAGCGTTGACAAGGATGGATCCGGAGAAGATGGACGCAACGGTGATCGAGAAGCTCCAGAAACTGGGGTATATTATGGCGCGATCGGCAGAACGTGCCGATATGACCAGGCTCACAGAAGACGACTATATGATATGGCTGGATCAGTTTGAAACAATCGATATGGCGCAGGCATCAAAGGAAATCCTGATGCTGTACCTGGGCAATAAATTGTCCAGCTCGGAACTAAAAAAAACAGAGGGGACGGCGGATCCCGAGAAATAAACACCGCCATCTATGCATTGAGAGCATTGCAGATCGGTCTGCGGATGGACGATCTGGAAGAAATAGAAGAAGGGTTCGTGATGGATCTCATTATCGAGAGCAATAACGACTTTGCAGATCGTGACGAACCCAAAGTAAGACAGGCGACACAGCAGGATTTTGACAGGTGGTAAGATGGCCGGAAACCGGATCAAAGGAATAACAATCGAAATCGGAGGGGATACAAAGCAGCTGCAGGACTCTCTCAAAAAAGTCAACAGCACGCTGAAGGATACCCAGAGCGCACTCAAAGACGTTGACGGCCTGCTCAAAATGGATCCGGGGAACACGGATCTTTTGAAACAGAAGCAGGAATACCTGAACACCGCGATCGAAGAGACCAAAAAGAAGCTGGAGCAGGAGAAACAGGCCCTCGAACAGATGAAGGCCACTAACTCCACCGGAGAGATCACGGAAGAACAGAAAGCTCTGGAACGTGAGATCATCGACACCCAGCAGTCTCTCAAAGGACTTGAAGGCGAGCTGAAGGAGTTCGGGAGCGTTGGAAAGCAGCAGGCCAAGCTTGTGGCCCAGCAGATGGGCGAAGTTGGAGAAAAGGTACAAGAAGCCGGTGCAAAAATGACCGCTGTGGGCGACACGATGACTAAGTATGTCACCGGCCCGATCCTTGCTGCGGGTGCTGCGTCCATGACAGCGTGGACAGAAGTTGATGCGGCTATGGATGTCGTTGTGAAAAAGACTGGAGCGACCGGAGAAACACTGGAATCCCTGCAGGATACGGTCAACAACATAGCTACCACACTCCCGACATCGTTTGAACAGGCAGGCATCGCAGCCGGAGAAGTAAACACACGTTTTGGGTTGATGGATCAGGACCTGCAGGACGTTTCCGAGCAGTTCATTAAGTTCGCACATATAGCGGATACTGACCTTAACGGTTCCATCGGTTCCGCATCACGTTTGATGCAGCAGTTCGGAATGGACGTGGAAGATCTGGGCGAGATGCTGGATCTGTTAGCGGCAACAGGACAGGCGACAGGTACAGACGTATCCAAATTGATGTCAAACATAGAGACAAATGGCACGGTTCTACGGGATCTTGGCCTGAGTTTTGACGAATCGGTCGTCTTGCTTGGAAAATTTGAACAGAATGGCGTGGATGCATCGCAGGCACTTGCCGGACTGTCTAAGGCGGCTGTCAACTGGAAAAAAGACAACATCAGTGTCACAGAAGGCCTTGCCGATATGCTGGAAGCTCTGCAGGATGGTGAGGTATCTGCAGAAGATTTCGCGATGGCAGTCGATGTATTTGGTTCCAAAGCGGCAGACCGCTTTGTTGATATGGCGGCGAGCGGCCGCCTGTCGATGAAAGACCTCGAAAAGGATATGTCCGTCATTGGTACGGTAGAGCGGACTTTTGAGGGAACCATAAATCCGGTGGATGAACTAAAAACCATCCTGAATGAGCTGAAGATCACCGGCGCAGACATTGCGGCGACAATGCAGGATATGCTGGTTCCGGCCCTCAAGAAGGTGAACGACTTTGCCAAAGAGCTGAAAGACCGATGGACGAAGCTGGACGACGCACAGAAGCAGACTATCATCAAGATTGCGGGCGTTGCTGCCGCAATAGGGCCTATTCTGTCGGTAGGCGGTCGGCTGATCAGCGGCATCGGATCACTGATACAGTTTTTGCCGGAGATCGGGACAGCGCTCACGGCGCTCACGGGACCGGTCGGCATTGTGGTCGCTGCTATTGCGGCACTTGCGGCGGCGTTTGCGGCTCTGTGGTCATCGGATGAGGGCTTCCGGAATGACATCTCCGGCATATTTAACGAGATACAGCTGTCGGTTGCACCACTGATCGATGCGCTTGGGCAATTGTGGGCGGCGTTCCAGGAGCTGATGCAGGCCTTGTGGGCGGCATTCGGTTCCGACATCGTTCAGATGGTCGAGACCGTCGTCATTGATGGGATTATCCCACAGCTACAGACATTTATCGATTTTATAACCAATGTCGTGAGCCTGGTGAAAAACTTGGTAAATGGCGATTGGAATGCAGCCTGGGAAGACCTGAAGCGCATCGCCACGAACCTCGTGGAGCTTACGATCCGGACGATCATCATCTTCTTTGAAGGGTTCCTGAAAACATCGGTCAATATCTTCTGGAAGATCGTGGCCGGAATCGGTGAAGCACTGCTGGAACTTGGTGCAAGCATCCGCGAGAAGATTGACGAGATCGTGTATGAGGCGATTGAGTTCTGGGGTGATCTGTTAAAGCAGACGCTGGAGATCTTCCAAAACATCTGGGACGGCATCGTGGAGAAGGTGACAGGAATCAAGGACTCGATCGTAAACGGAGTGGGCGAGGCTGTGCAGTTTCTGGCCGACCTGCCGGGCAAGGCTCTCACGTGGGGCCGCGATATGATCGAGAACTTTATCAGCGGCATCAAAGAAAAGGTCGGAGCATTGACGGAAGAAATTGCGGCAACAGCGGAAGAGATTGCGGCATATCTGGGATTCAGCGAACCGGAAAAAGGACCTCTGTCAGACTTTCACACCTACGCGCCGGATATGATGGATCTGTTTGCCAAAGGCATACGGGATAACATCCCGGAAGTCCGGAAAGCCGCAGAGGATATGGCGGCAGCAGTTGCACAACCTGTTAATGCATCCACATTGACGTTTAATATCGCGAACACAATCAACGGCGCACCCGGACAGAACATCAACGACCTGGCGATTGCGGTAGACCGGAGGATCACGACAAGCGTTGCACAGAGGAGATCGGCATGGGCTTAAACTCTCTAACATTTAACAGTATCAATAGCCTGCAATATGGCGTATATATCAGCGGGACGGGAGTGTTCAACTCTCCCGCCCGTGATCGTGAGATGATTGAGGTGCCCGGAAGAAACGGCGACATCATCAACGACCACGGAAGGTACAAGAATATTGAGATCACATATCCGGCGTTTATTGTGAAAGATTTTAAGGCAAACCTGACAGCCTGGGCGAATAAACTGCTGGAACCGCTGAACTATGTAAGGCTGTCGGACACCTACCACCCGGATGAGTTCCGACTTGCGGTACTGTCACAGGGAATGGTGGTCGATCCGGTGAGATGGTTGGCTGCGGGGAGCTTCGACATTGTATTCAACTGCAGGCCGGAGCGGTTCCTGACTAATGGCGAAGTGGTGATGAGCTTTAATGCAAGCGGGAATATAACGAACGCGACGGATATGCCGTCAAGACCGCTGATCCGTGTATATGGTGATGGAAGTCTCACCGTAAACGGCACGGAAATCGAGATCGCGCCGCACAGCTACACGTATATAGACATTGATTGCGACTTGCAGGAGGCTTTCTTTGGCTCCCAAAATGCAAACGGGTATATTTCATTGGGCGAGTTCCCAAAACTCGACAGTGGGGCAAACAGCATCGTTTTGGACGGTGTGACAAGAGTTGAGATCACACCGAGATGGTGGAGGCTGTAAATGTTTCCGATACTCTACGGAGCAAATGAACAAAATTTCAGATCGAATGGATTGGGACGGCTTGCGGATGCCATCTCCTGTATTGTGGAAGAGGAACGGAATGGAATCTATGAATTGACGATGGAATATCCTGTCGGCGGTCGGCATTTCGGGCAGTTAATGTTGAGCAACATCATCTACTGCAGAGCAAACCAAAAGCCAAAGAAGCAGGCATTCCGCATCTATGAGGTGACTGACGCGATTGATGGTGTATCTACCATCAGGGCGCAGCATATATCCTACCAGCTCACAGCGATACCGGTGGAGCCGTTTGTCGCGGACAATCCGGCGGATGCTGTGAGCCTTTTAAGTATGCGTAGCGTGGTACCGAACCCGTTCGCATTCGACACGGACGTGGAAGAGGAAGAATTTAACACGGAGGTCGTTGACAGCTGTCGGGCAATCATCGGCGGTATTGACGACAATCTGCTTGCACGCTGGGGAGCGGAAGTCGAGTGGGACATGTACGATGTGCATATCTGGCAAGAGCGCGGACAGAACCGGGGCAAGGTGGTCCGATATGGCAAAAACGTCACGGACATCACCCAGGAGCAGAGCATTGAGGATACATACACAGGCA